AGATGAATGATTTCTTCCAAGTAATTATATGGAGCTATGTTTATGGACTGGCTATTGTATTATTATTTAAATTTATTCAAGATACTGCTGAAGAAGAATGAAAAAATGGCTACTACTGCTGTTGCTAATGTCACCAGCTGCGAAAGCAGAATTGGTAACTCCACAGTTCACGCAAGGAAGCATGAACTCAACCACAACTACGACTCAAGAGATCGTGGAGGAAATAACCACCACAACTTATGGGTCCGCATTAAACAAGTGGAGTGGGGAAAATATAACCCATACCTCCGCTTCATCAGGAGGAGTAGCGGATTCAGATTCGGTATTCACTCTACACACAGCTGGAGATCCCTTTTCACTAGAAGTAGTGACAAGAGCAGCCAGCCAGGTACTGTCAGTAACAGAAATAGAAAGAGAAATAGACACTACTTCTACTACAGTATCATTATCAGTATTCTCACAATAGGAGCCCCAGCTTATGCTGAAGAAGGAGAAACCAACAATACTTCAAACCCTGTGGCAGCAGCTACAGGAAACGTCACTAATCAGGCAGTTCAATTTCAGAACAACGGAGCACCAAGTCGTCAGATCCTTGGACCCAATATCAGCTGCAATGGTTCGACGATGACATTTAGCCCATTCTATATGGGCAATCATACAAAACCTTGGGATATAGATGAAGATGGTATGAGACCTTCCAGCTACACAATGGCTGAGAACTGGGGTTTTCAAATTAACTTCATGGTACCCCTAGACGGTTCAATTGTTGAACGTTGTAAATCTATTGGTGCAAGACAACAAGCAAAAATGGAGCTTGACTATGAACTAGTCAGAGCTCTTAAATGTGCCGAATTACAGCAGAAAGGATTCATGATACGCCCTGGTACAAGAGTGTACCATATGTGTAGTGATGTAATCCCTATAGCTGCATTTAAAAAAGAAGTTGCTAAAGCATTAGCAGCTAAAAATCCACAACCACCTAAAAAGTGGTATCAAAAACTCAACCCATTCCAAAAATGATCGTATTAATCAAGCCAATCCTATTCGCTTTTCTAAAGTCTGACTCAGTTAAGAAACTCGTAGTTGATCTACTTGAAGCTTATGTTGCACGTACAGATAATAAGCTTGATGACCAAGCACTAAAAATTGTAAAAGATAAACTATTTAGTTAATCATGAAAAGAGCTACAGAAAAGCAGTTTGATGAGCTGCATGGTATTCTCACTAAAGAATTTCTAGCTAGGATAAAATCTGGAGAAGCTACTACAGCTGATCTCAAAGCTGCTGCTGATTGGCTCAAAGCAAATGACATCACTGGTACAGTTATTGATAATACTGCTTTAGGAAACTTAGCAGAGATCATGCCTACCATTGATTTCGATTCAGTACAAAAGGCAGTTAGACATGGCTCCTAGACGTAAACCTTATTCACAACTTAGAAAAAGTGCGAAGAATTACCGCGACAATGCAGCCGCTAGAAAGCATAAAAATGCTGCGCAGAGGAAAAGGAACAAACTCTCAATCAACAAAAAGTACAGGGCAGAGCTCAACAGAGCCCGTCGCCGTGCTGGGGAGTATGGCAAAGGAGGGAAAGACTTCTCCCATACACGTAGTGGGCGAATAGTCAGAGAGAATCCTTCTAAAAATAGAGCAAGGAATCGTGGCAAAAAATAAAATAGAAGTCCAACTGCAGGAAGATTTTAGATACTTCTTAACTGCAGTTTGGACGCACCTGGACCTCCCTCCACCTACTAGAGCTCAACTTTGTATAGCTGAATACTTACAGAATGGACCTAAAAGACTACAGATACAAGCCTTTCGAGGTGTTGGTAAATCTTGGATTACTGCAGCTTTTGTTCTTTGGACGTTATATAATGATGCAAATAAGAAAGTTATGGTCGTATCCGCTTCTAAGGATAGAGCAGATGCGTTCTCAATCTTTTGTCAAAGATTAATCCTAGAAGTACCGTGGTTAAGCCACCTAAAACCTAAGAATGATGACCAGAGATGGTCAAGAATCTCTTTTGATATAGGTCCAGCAGCTCCACACCAGGCTCCTAGTGTAAAAAGTGTTGGTATTACAGGTCAGTTAACCGGAAGTCGTGCAGATTTGATGGTTTTAGATGACGTGGAGGTACCAAACAACAGTATGACCGAGTTACAACGTGAAAAATTACTGCAATTAGTCACGGAATGTGAGTCTATCCTTACTCCTAAGAAGGATTCACGTATTATGTTCCTTGGTACACCTCAAACTACCTTCACAGTATACAATAAACTACGTGAAAGGAATTATAAACCCTTCGTTTGGCCAGCTAGGTACCCTAGAAAGATAGCAATGTATGATGGTTTACTAGCCCCACAGCTAGTAGCTGACCTAAATGCTGATACAGATCTTACTTGGAAGCCTACAGATACAAGATTTTTAGAAGGGGATCTACTTGAAAGGGAAGCAGCAATGGGTAGAAGCAATTTTATGCTTCAATTCATGTTAGATACTAGTTTATCTGATGCTGAGAAGTTCCCTCTTAAGTTTGCTGACCTAATTGTTAACCCTATTAACCCTACCCATGCCCCAGAAAACATTATTTGGTGTTCCGATCCGAAAAATGTGCTTAAGGATCTCCCTGCTGTTGGCCTTCCTGCTGACTATTTCTATAGTCCCATGCAAACTCAAGGAGAATGGCAAGAATATTCCGAAACCATCTGCTCCGTCGATCCCTCTGGAAGGGGCTCAGACGAGACTGTAGCGTGTTATCTTAGCCAGTATAATGGTTTTATGTATCTACATGAAATCAAAGCCTTTAAAGACGGTTATACAGACAATACATTATTAAGCATACTTAAGGGTTGTAAGAAATATAAAGCGACAACCTTATTAATTGAATCTAACTTTGGCGATGGTATAGTTTCAGAATTATTTAAAAAACATTGCCAAAATACTCAAACACTATTAAATATCGAGGAGACTAGAGCTAATGTCAGGAAAGAAGATCGCATCATTGACAGTCTTGAGCCTGTTCTCAATCAGCATCGCTTGGTTATCGACCCCTCAGTTATCCTCTGGGACTATAAATCGAATCCAGATGGCGCTCCTGAAACTAGATTGCAGTACATGCTCTTCTATCAAATGTCACGTATGTGCCGTGAGAAAGGCGCTGTTAAACACGATGATAGAATCGATGCTCTCGCCCAAGGAGTTAAATATTACACCGATGCCCTCGCGCTCTCTGCCAATAGAGAAATTACCAGGAGGAAACTCGACGACTGGAATGACACCCTTTCAGCTATGATGGATGATCCACAGACATTGACTAATCATATGGTCTTTGGAATGGATGTTAATCAAAGACGTGAAGCTAGAGGTAGAAAGTCTGGAAAATCCCTGCCACAGTGGGTAAATCTTTAATCACTCATTAAAACACGGGAAGTGGTGCTCTCGTGTGTGGAAACAGCGGTCAAATTTGGGGAAGACATAAAACTCTTCCCCTTCACATCATGTTTGTGAACGAAGTGAACCATGATCAAAAAATTACTATTGTTATTATTACTACTAAGGATAGTAGGACCAGTAACATACGGTATATACCTATATATAAAGTATAACAATGGCGAAAGGGAAACGAGGTCCAGGGAGACCCAACAAACTCAGGTTAGATTGGTTAGAACCAGAATCCACTTTTCAGATTAAATTAGCAGAAAGATTCCCTGAATTATCTAATTTATCTCAGTTAGAATTAGAAGCAAAACATAAAGAGCTTTATATTGAAGCTTTTAAAAAAGCTGAAGCAGCAGCTGGAGGAGTATTAGAAGGTAGAAATAAAGTAGCTTTTAAAACTGCTTTTAAAAAGAAATGGGGTGCCCTTTTAATTCCAGATAGAAGAGGACACTATTTTAAAGGACGTTTAGGTGATGCACCACTCTGGAGAGTAAGATATGGTGATAAAACCTTTGTACCTACTATAGCAGATCATGCTACCCAACAACAACGTGTGTGGAGAGGTCAGTTTCTTACTAATGCTGGTGTAGGTACACCTCTTAGCCTTGAACAGTTAAAAAGGAAGTTTATTGACCCTTTAACTGGCCTAACTTTATCAGCTCATCACAGAGATGGTTTATCTGAAGCTAACCCATATATAGATGACGTAATTGCAAAATTAGTGAATGGCCAAGTCTATCAGAAAACAAAAGGTAAATATGGTAGCTTAAAAGATGTAAAAGCAGGTAACAGAGAATTTCAACAGTTTCAACGGGTATTTGAAAAAAGAAAGATTGCATCAGGAGATGTATTAGAACAGTTTGATATGGTCATGGAACCACTTCATACTAAATCTAAACCTACAAAAATGGGTGGAGGTGCTATTCACGTACAACAGTCCTTAGAAGGTGTTTCTACTGCTAGTGGTAAACCTTTAACAGATAAGTTACCTGATGGTACTATTATTGGAGATCTTGATCCAGAAGTTAGGGCTAATGCATATGTAGATGAGGTAGAAAGAATTAGACCTATTAAAGATCGTATTGTTAAAGATGCTTTAGCTAATCCTGATTTATATCCTGAACCTTTTAAAAACCCAGCTCCTGTTGAAGTATATAAAAGAGGACCGAAAAAGGGACAACCAAAAGACCTTTGGGCTCAATCACATCCTGCTCAAACTCTTTTAGATAATAAAAATATAGGTTCAGAAGGAGTTCGTCAGTTAACTCCAAAACAAGGGTGGCCTTCTAGACTTCCTGGTGGTGTAGAACCTTCTAATGTTTTAGATCCTTGGACGGGAAGTAGTGTTCACAAGTTTGAAAATATGCCATCCATAATGAAAGGTGTGCTATCTAAAACTGCTCCTACTGCACATGCTTATGGAGGTGATGCTGCTGTAATGAGACATGTGGATATTGGACCTATGAGTTATTTGGCTAAACGTGCTGGCTCCCTAATACCTGTAGCTGGTGCTGTCTTTGATGAAGTAGATAGACGTGCAAGAACAGCTGAATTAAATCAAAAGATGAGTAGTAAAATAGGTTATGAAGGCTCCTATGAGCATCGTATGGACCAATTACAGCTTAGATTAGCTGAAGGTACTGTAGCTAGCTCTTTTTGGGCTGAACCTGTTAACGTAGGCGCAGGATTACTTAATCTTGGCTTAGATGTAGGGCGTACCTTAACTGAAAAGGAAAAACGTGATAATGCTGTCGAAACTGCTCGAAATATAGGTGCAGGTGTCGATAATGTATATAATGCTGTCCTTAAAGGGTGGTTCTAAATTTTAACATAATTTTTCGTGGGGTATTTACGCTGTACGGACGGCGGTTTACCCCCAATGGGGTCGGTAATTCTTTACATTTTTCGATCCTATTCCGCTATCATCAAGTGGAAATTTGCCGCGTTTTATATACATAGCTCGCGACTTCGTCGCTCGCGTTAACAGCTTCACGCTGCGATTGCGGGGAGCGAGCGTTAGCGAGCGAGACATATTGCATTGGATTATATGTATTAATGTTCACACATCTGTAGGCTTAAGTAATCCTTACTAGTGTAATCCACCATCATATTACTTAGCGTTGAATGTATGATGATTAAGTATAGATATTACAGCATGTTAAGATTGCTCTGAAACGGTTGATTTATTTCTGAAAATGAACTAATATTAAATTGAACGAAACGAGAGTGTTCACCTTGATACAAAACTCACCCTTTGTTTCATTGTGTAACGATTCCTCGAAATCGCTTGCTTTTACCTCCAATTCTGCTATACTAGTAGTGTAGGAAAAAAAGTTTAACTTTTGTTACTTTCTACCTTTCTTTGTTTACATTAATTACTCTCAAATTATGTTTGATACTATCATTAAAATGAAACCATCTGCAATTGATGAAGTAACTAAACAAGGTTTAACTTGGGATTATTCTAAACAGTTTGGATTAGATGAAATCGATGTTCATGTTAATTACATTGATGATTCAAAACTCACAGTTTATGATAATCATGATGTTATTCTTTGTGATTATTATAATATTGATTATGATAAAGTTAACAGCATCGAAGCAGTTTAAGTTAGTAAGTTAAGGCTTACATTGAGGTTCAAGTCCTCATCTAACTATTAACTCTTATGAGTTAACATTGTCCATTTATTAACAACAACTATGAATTATTATTCATCATTAGTTAAACAGATTGACAAGTTAAAAGCTGAAGGAAAAGAAGTTAAACTAACT